GTTGAGTGAGACGTTCTTATCAATTTGCTCATTGAGCTTCTCTTCCATTTCATCTAGTTTCTGTGTCATCTCATCGAGAACATCATATTTTTCCTCAGGGATTGATACATAATTTTCTTCAAAAAGTTTCTTCATGCCATCCATGAAGGAACCATACATTTCTAGTTTGATGCCATTGTGGATTTCGAGTTCATTCTCTTTCTTCCACTCTTCGGCAACATAAGAAAGGAACTTATCCATTTTTTCAGAAAGTTCTGATTTAACCTCATCAACTTTCTTTGATAGTTCCTCTTCAAAAGCTTCTTCTAATCTTTTACGTTGCTCATTGATTTTACTCTTTACAGCAGCTTCAAAGATAGTTTTTGTTTTTGCTTTAAACTCTTCGGATAGTTCTTCGCCTGTTAGAAGTGCCTTAACATCGTCATCGACATTAATTTCTTCTTCAACGATTTCTCCGTCTACTTCTGTTTCTTCCGCTTTGGTGATACCTGCAGGTTTCCCATCTGGTGCACCAGCGTTTTTGTTAACAGCGTTTCCTTTTATTTGTGATGTGCCTTTGTTGGCAATCTTGGATGAGTTGTCATCCTGTTTATAATTTTGGTTGGTAGGACCTCCCAAATCTTCAATCGAAGCATCTTGCGGTGCAGGGACGGAAACTTTTTCCATACCATCTGCTTTGCCAGCACCATCAGTGACTTGGCGTTCGGAGAGATTCTCTTCGACGAATGTTTCAAATTTCTGGTCAACTGATGCTGACATATTGATACTCCTTGTAAATAATCTTACGTTATTCTGAATTTATTTATAAATTACAGTCCTTTCAAGAACTGTTCAAATGCGGAAACCTTACGCTCCTGCAAATTATATAGGGTAGCAGCGTCAATTCCTTTCTTAATTGAAGAAATTTCTTGCTCTTTTAGTAATCCATTGTCCCAAACCCATTCTTTTCCTTCCATAATACCTTCTACAAAAGCATCAGGGGCAGAGGGATCTGCAACAATATCAGCAGCAGTTGCTAACTGATAGTCATCACGAACGTAGTTTGCACCACCCATTTCTCTTAGAGAACCAACTCCTCTAGAAGAAACACCTAATGATACACCCTCATCTAGGAGAGATTTTGCAATCTGACCCATTGGTGTATCTAAAAGTTTTGCTTTACCAATATAATTGTTTCCTTCTCTTACGAGTGATTCAATTTTATGTGAAGCTCTATCCAAATTAACTGTTGGTCCTTCTGGATGTCCTAATTCACCTAAAGCACGATTCTTAGAAATGTTTTCTGTGGTATATCTACCAACTTCTCTTTCAAGAATGTCAATAGGATACACTCTACCATTTCTATTTTTAATTTCACCTTGCAAAAATACACCTTGGATATAATGGTTTTTCTTACCATTGTTATCCTCAGTTAGAAATTTTACTTCCTCTATTTGTTCAGTTATTAGTTTCATTGTCTTCTGGTGAAGGGGGTAACTGTTCATCACTATCGACAGCATCTTCCTCAGGTTCAATCAAATGATTAAACATGTTTTTTCCTACCTTCTCTTTTTCAAGAGTTAGTATCTCTGCTGCTTTGTTCATAATGACATCTTTGACCGCATCGGATGCATCTGCTAGATGATCCTTCATGATCATATCAACGATTTTAGTAGTTTCCATAACATAACCTCATGTTTATTTAGCATTTTTGTTACCATTACCATTACTTGGTGGTAACGGTGGTTGTTTCATGTTGTCAATTTGAGCTCTTTGCATCTCTTGTTCTAGATCTGCTGTCTCTTGTTCTTGACCTAACTGTGCAACTGGATCCATAACTAGACCCAACTTTATCTCACTATCTATTTGTGCACGCATCTCAACTATTTCTTGCTCCGTAAACTGGAGTAGTTGACGCATAACATAATCTTGTGAGAAGTATTTTCCAACATAAAGATCTAGTTCATTTAAAACTTCCATCTTTTTCTGGAGCATCTCTAAATCTTTTAGTTCAGAGAAGTGATTATCATACAAATAATCATACTGGATATGCTCTTTCATATCCTCCCAGTCGTCAGGTGTGATAACACCTTTCAAGATTAACTGGGTCTTCAATAAATCATGAAATAGATCAGAGAATTTCTTACGGAGACGACCTACAAATTTTGTAAATTTAATTTCATCTCTGTTAATTTCTTCTGACTTACCAAGATCAAATGATTTATCACTCTCTAATCTTGATGGTGGTACGTTTAATGCTTTATATAATTGTGTTTGGAAGTACTTGATATCTGTTAACTCACCTAAGTTTTGTCCACCAGGTAAAGTTGTAATCTCTGTTCCTCTACCACCTTCTCTACGTGGTAACCAGAAATCTTCAAGCATACTCATATGCTTCTTATCGTCACGGATCTCACCAGTGTTTGAATCGTATACTAACTTATTTCTGTAGCGAGACATGACATCACGAAGATATTGTTCCGCTTTTATCTTAGGAAGATTACCTACATCAATATAGAATATTCTTCTTTCTGGTGCACGTGATAATCTGTAGATAACAATACTATCTTCAAGCATTCTTAACTGGTTAAGATACTTGATTGCTTTATGTAAGTAACTTAATACTATATTTTTACCTTGATCTTTTACACCTGATGTAATATATGCTATAGCATCATCAGCAATTTTGATACCTTGGTTTGTATTGTTTACACCTTTCTCGTTGTAAATATAAAATTCTGTGGTCTTACCATAATCATATTTCATGAATTGGTCTGCATCCATAGGTGGTTTTTCCACAATACGGAGCTTCTTAATTTTAAGTGGATCAATCCAGCGTAACTCTAATATACCTTTACTTGGATCTTCTAAATCTACCACCTTATGGTAAAACATTCTACCATCAATAAACCATCTTCTGAATATTTGATGAGCAGCTTTGTCTAAATCTAATAGTTTCTTTATATGATCAAACTCGTCTCTTATACTTTTCTTTATTGAATTGGATGCTTCTAAGTTTGATAGTTCAATCTCTACGGGACTATCATCTTTATCTGAAACAATCGCCTCATTTGTAATATCTTCGATAGCACTATCAACCTCAGGTTGCAGTGCCATCTGTCTATAACGACGTATTAAATTTATCTCGTCTCTCTTTTTTGAGTCATCAAGATCCACATAATGACCAAACCACCCACCAAAAGGAGTAATGGTGGATGTTGCGTCATTATCTACTGGAGGTACTGGGGAAGCAGCACCTTTTGCCTTAAGTTTGGGGTCTTTATCTTTTATAGAGAACCCAAATAAAGTTGCCATAATTAAATTGTATTTACCGTGTAACTATTTAGGTGGTCTGAGAACCGACTACTTGAGAAGATAAAAATCCACTTTCAGTTGAATTAGGATCATTTACACCTGGTGCATTAGCATCAAGGTACTGATACTGGAACTCAACATCAAATTCTTCTAAAGCATCGTTACTATCAAAGGCAACGTTGATTGCACCAACTGAAGTTGGCCATGCATCTACAAGTTTGTAAACTCTAAGAATCTTATTCTTGTCTTTACCACCAGTTTGACCTGGTTGACCTACAGAATCTTTAGATAATTGTCTTACATAAACATCCTTAAAGAGGTTATCAAAACCACCAGTTACACCAATGTTCTCGTCTACTTGGTTACCTAAGTTAACCCATGACTCAAATGCAGCTCTTAGATTAAAGTCAGCAGTGTTGTAGAAAGTAGCAGTCCATGCTTCAAATGTTCTGTCTCCAGGAATCTTAAGAAATCTTCCACGGAATGGAACTTCTATAAGTCCTTGTGAATGTGTAGGTAGTGATGTAGATCTACATAAGTACTTTCCTTGTTCTGCCAAAGTAACTTTTTGATCGTCAGAACCTGTTCCTGTACCACCAACACCTGTAGGGAAGTTTATTTCAACTTCATACAGGTTAGGTCTTACGCCACCATTCAATTTTGATTTAAATTCTATTATGTTAGGCATTGTTTGTTATTAACTCCTTTGTGTTTTAACTAGCGACTACTTCAGAGAAACTGATACCAGTTCTTGTAGCAACGAATGTCAAAGTAATAAAGTTGATAGAACGTGTTGGCTGAATGTAAATATCAGCAACGAACTCGTTATTATCTATAACAGCAGATGTGTTATTTGAACTATCACATACAACTAAGAAATCGGTAATACCTCTTCTTGATTGAATGTTACGTAGGAATGGTTCAATAATTCCTTTAAACACATTTCTTGTAATCTCATCATTGAGTTCAAAGAGTTGTGCTTTAGCAGCTTCTTCAATTGCTTTTTCAACAACAATGAAGAGACGACGAACGTTAATTCTATCGAATGCACTAGGTGTGCTAAGTGCTGTCTTATCACCAAATAGAACTGCACCTTGACCAGGGAATGTACTGATTGGGTTAACTCTATTTGCATAAAGTTCATCTCTATCTGTCTTAGTAGGATTCCATGCAAGTTTTGCAAGGTTCCTAATAGCACCTCTAGAGAAACCTGCTGGTGAGAACCATGGTTCCTGTCTAATTGCTGTATCTGCAACTAATCCTGCAACGTCTGAGTTACATGGAATGTAGCAATACTTTTGATTCCATCTGTCATAAACATACTTGTAGTTACAATCAAGAACTAAGTATGAACTACTTGAAACACCATTGAAGAAATCTTTAACGTTCTTAACGATGTCTTTGTTAGCAAGTGGAAGACCAGTAGAAGCAATAATGTTTCCTTTATATGGAGATCCGAATGCCATGCAATCTTTTCTCTCTGCAGCAATACCTGCAATGTAGTTTAGTTTCTCTTTTGTTGCTGTCTCAGTAGCAAGACCAGGACCCATTATAAGATACTCAAGATTGATGCTATCAATCTCTCTAAACTCATCATATGCGTTATTGAAGTCAGAAGATGAAAGATCCCATGCTCCACTTGCGAGTGCTGTATAATCTGCACCTGCACCTAGATCATAATCTTTAGAACCTACTGGTTCAAAATCTTGTGTTCTAGTGTTTGTTTCGTAAACTGTATCACCTGCATAGATGTATGCACTACCATCTGCAAGAACATTCTTATAGTAGTTAAGTCCACCTTGTGGTCCTCTACCATCAGATGCTTTTGATAGGTATGTAAATGATTCTATAATATTATCTTTATTACCAGTTACAGATCCATCCTCATCAACGATTGCAATATGAACTGCGTCTCTACCGTATGCATCACCTGTATAGAATTCACCGTCAGCAGTGTTTACTGGACGTGCAGCAACTGTGTTCCAATATAAGTTAGAACCACTGTATAGTTTTGCGTATGACCACCAAATTGATCCATCGTCTACAGATGCTGCAGTACCACTGTTAGATCCAATAGTTAATGAATCAGCAGCAGCAAAGAGTTGACCTGCA